AAACCTTTTCCATAATTTTTGTAAAACTATCATCATCATTAAGGTTTTCTAGCCAATCACGAAGTTCAATCTTGGCTCTTTCAATTCTGCTTCTTGCTCTTCCAGTTGCACCTTCATCTTCTGAAGTTTCTAGTTTTAGGGAGGTTCTATCTGTAACATCAAATCTATAACCAAGACCTACAATGTTTTCTACCTTTGCGTCAATGGCAGCGTGGTTTGAAAAACATGTATCATAAAAGTTTGCAAGTTCATACATATTGTATGGTGGTGTGATTACGTCAAATAGACCGTATCCATTTCTATATACCGTTCCAGGATTAAGAGCCTTTGATCCAGCATCTACTCCAGATGGAGTTGCATTTGCAGAGTCTAGATATGCTTCATTTGGAGTTATTGCCTTACTAACTTGTCTTGCTACACGGCGACGAAAGTTTTGATCTAATCCTGTGTATTCTTTTAGTTCTTCCCAATTTTTATTAAATGGGTCGTTTGTTTTAAATTGATTTTCTTCTTGTTCTTGAGTATTTAGGCTTGCCCTAACATACTGGAAGTTATCATCATCAGTCACTTTCGTACGCATCCCTTCCATGTGTTTTTAATGTTTTCTGTGCATCGGCTATTGCGCCTAAGTCATTAACATTTGGAATTAAACCTTGTCTCATTCTATCTTTTTGTTCTGAATATTCTTCTTCAGATATTCTAGTTAATCCTGGAACAAATACGCATGTTCCATCTCCTTCATCGCCATTAAAGATTGCAGCCTGTTTAAGTTTTGCAATTTGAGAGATGTCGCCTTTTTGAGAAGGAATGTTTAATACTGACCCAGTTCCGTCAGTAAACCACTTCCCGTTTGACTTCTTATATACGTATAGACCCCAGTCATAATGCTTATCAATGACCTTGCGTCTTACATTTTCAACAATTGGTTTGCCAGTTTTTGGGCTAAATAAAGAATCCATAACCACAAGTATACCAGATTACACTGGTGAGCCAACAGATATTGACCATGTTGTGTCATTGTAGATTTTCATCTTATCTGCGTCAAAAATCATTCCTTCTTCATCATCAATGATAATCTTATTAGTTCCAATGTAGGTTTTATATACATCTTGAGCGTTAACTCCATATAGGGCTGAGGCAGAGATAACTAGAACGCCTTCCCAAGTGTAGTTATTTAGCCAGTAAGACCAATTTATATTTGTAGCGCCATCTTGCTTAACCTTGAGCCATGGCCTATTAATTTTAGACTGTAATTGCTGAAGGTTGTTGGCTTGGTAGTATGCAACATTATTAAATAACGCTGGACTATTTAGGTTAATTGATCCTATGAATAGGTCAAAGTTTACGGATTCTGCAAAATTAAGTCCAAGGGCTGCCCATTCCTTAATTGTTAATACTGGTTCTCTTACAAGTGTTCCATTAAGATAATAAGATATTCCTTGAAAATCTGAGTTATCTGATTTATTTTTAGCATAAACCCTACCACGCTGACCAGTTTCGTCATTTGCTACAACAAAGAAAACAATAGTATCTGCTTTATGTCTTATTTCAAATAAAGGAATTGGGGTTACTGTAAATGATTCTTGATCATATCTTATCCAAGACTGCATTGCGCTTACTCTATAATTTTCTGCAAGAGATTGGTTAATTGGCATTGAAATTCCACGGTCAAAGTTTGAGTCAAAATCTCCACGAACTTGTATCCCAGATGTTCTGTTCATATATAGATAGGGAGTACTTCCCTTATAAATACTAAATGGGTTACTTGATTTATAATCATAGTATAGGCCAGAGCGCTTGTATGGGAATAGGTCTGTTCCAAACCTTGTTCCTACTGGATTAAATGAATTATCGTTTAATGCTTGTGATGCAAGTTCAAGTTTTCTTAATAGTATTGGCTTTGTTAATATTCCACGAACATTAAAATCAAGATGATAAACAACTGCTAAACTATTAAAGTCAATGTCTTTTCTTGGATAAATTATTGTATTATCAACAACTTCAAATTTTGTAGTTGACCAAGAAGAGTAGTCAGAAACATCAACTACTGCATTTTCTTTTGCAGGAATGGTTGTTGTAAAATTATCTTGCGACAGATTTGCTCCATCAGTAATATATTGGAAAGTAACATAACTTCTAATTGCTGAACTCTCAGTGTTATACTCATAATACTTTAATGCTTTTTCTTTAAGATCTTGGTAATTATTCCACCCAGTAAGTAGGGAGTTGTCTAACTGTTGATATGTTCTTTGAGTTGGAAGTGAATATGAACTAGATAGTTCTTCATATGTCCAAGACCCTGTTGTTTCTGATTCAAGTAGGCTTGATGGTGATGGGTATCCAATATTAAACTGTAAAAAATCTAAATCATAAAAAGAATTTCCAACATCGTTTTGAACATATTGTCCAAAATAGGATAGTGGCATATAGTCTTCCCAGTATCCAGAAACTCCAATATCTAAGAATAAACTTCCATAAGCGTATGTTGGCAAAAGAGTATAACTTGCTGTATGTGATAATAGTGCTAGTGCATTTTCAGATGACTCAACTCCACTACCGACATAGGTATCAATAGTAGCAATTCCACTATCATCAAAATAACTAGATATTGAGTTTGAGTTTAACTCTGTTGAAAATCCAATAGAAAAGATGTAGCCTCTAAAGGTTTTAGATCCAGAATTATCTCCACCAACATAAAGGCTTAGGGAGTTTTGATTACCAAAGAATGTTGCAAGATTTCCACCAAAAGCGTTTATAAGTGTTTGAATATTAATTCCAGCAGCAAAAAGTTCTCCAACTTCAAATTCATCTGTACGATATATTTCTTGAGATGTACCTGAGTAATACAAAGAATATACAACATCTAGCCCATCTACATTAATAGAAAAGTAGTTTCCTGTGCTTTGGTTATATATTTTAAATAATACTTCTTCGTCTTCGTCTGTTCCACTGCCATGGTTATTTGCTTGAAAGACTCCATACAAACATGCAACTTGTGAATTTAAAATATTAAAGTTTCCAAAGTTAATGTATGCACCATCATTATTCCAAGTTGAGTTTGGGTTTAAGGATATAAAGTGACTATCTGTGCCCAGGTATCCACTGGTAAGGTTTTGATATATATCATCTGAGTCATCATAGAGTTCTTGCAATGTTTTTGTTCCAGTAAATACTGTTGGCAAGGAATATTGAGGTGTTGTTAACGCAGTTGCAGTTGTTGATAGATTGTCAAACGATCCTTGTTGCCACTGTGCAAAATCTGGGTAGTTATAATTTGCTGTGTAATCTGCAAAAGAATAATCTATAAATGCAGAAGTTCCACTAAATGCAGAATCAATATTTTCTGATGATCCCACACCCTGACCGTAAACATATCTTCTTTTTGCTACAACATTTGCAACTTGATAGGAGTAGATGGCTACACAGTCAATCTCTATTGGATTTACATTGGTATAAGCATAAAATCCAAGCCAATCTTCTCCAGTTATTTCTGGCAAAGATATGCTTGATGTAACAAAGTCTAATGATATTACTTGTTCTCCATTAATTAATACTGTAGCATTATCAGTAATTAACCTGATGTGGATTAGCATTGGTCTAAACCATTCCCCAACAAAATGAGAACTAAACTTGCCACCAATTAAAAGAGTTAGGAATCCACCTTCTACATAGAGTCCATCTTCACTTGCTATTGGTCCAAAAATTCTTTTAGGATCATTAGAGTCTGAGTTTATTCTTGCCCAAAACTCTACAGTGTAATCACTATGTCTTCCATTTTCATGTAAAAATCCTTTACCAGGAAATATAAACGAAGGGTCTCCATCTATATTAGGCGATAGTTTTGTAACATTTGATGCACCAAAAACTAAAGGAACTCCAGTATTTTTTGCCACCAAGGAATTATCATTTACAAGATAATACCCAGTGTCAGAAGATATTCCATATGCTGGTGCTGGAATTACGCTGCTACTTGTAGTTAGTTCAATTTCTGCTGGAAAATTTTCTGGGTATACACCTAAAGATACTACGTTAAATTCTTCAGACCACTGACCTAAAGATATTCCATTAAAATAAAACTCATAGTCATTTATATTGTCTCCACCAGTATTTGTAACTATCTTTATAACTACTTTAAAGTTTGTATTTTCATTTGGTATTTCAAATGTCTCTGATATAAAGCCCCACTGATTTGATATTGATGTATTAAATGTTTTTAGGTTTTCCACAACCTGTGAAGTTGTTGTGTCTGTATACTCATAGCCTATAGAAACTGACTCTAGATAAACGCTTCCAGAATAAAAATGTGTTCCAATACAAAATGTTCCAAGGTCTAAATCTAGATCTTGAAAATTCATTATTTCTGGGCTTTTTAAAATAGCCTCATTCGTAGCACCGACTGGTATGCTGCAACTAACTTTTGTAGTGTAACTATCTGGAAATGGCTCACTAGTTAATCCAGTACCTGCAGAAAGAGTACAGCCTGTTTCATCCCAAAGTGTAAGAATATTTCTTTGCGCTTCTGAAATAAGGCTAACGTAGTCAAGTTTATCGTCTAGTGCCCAAAGAGCCATTGGGTGTTCACTAAAAACTTTTTCTGCGTATAAATTTGATGGGCTGGACATTACTCTCCTATACCCTTATTATAGCAGGATACGTCTTAATATAATTTAATCTCGCAAGCATCAGTTGAACAGTATTTTTCAGACTCGGCATCTAAATTATCTTTACCGTCATAAATTGCAGACCAATCAATCTTTCCAATTGTTCCAACATAGGCATTATAGGCCTCTCTTGAAATCTCAGTATATGGTTGCTGAGGATAAGTCTTGTTACCCATTGGCAAGAATGAAACAGCCTTTAATTGTCCTTCATACATGTTGAGTGCTGGAGCAATAAACTTTGTCTCTTCTTCTTTATCAAATGATAGAGTTACAGAGACACCATTATCAGACCAATACTTTTGAGCAGTTGCTGCAAGGCCAATTTTTTCAAATAGGCTTACCTGCTTTTCTGCACGTTTATGTCCAGATGCTACTGGGAAATATACAACTGATGTGTTTGCTGATACAACATCGTCTTCAATTTTATATCCCGCTGCTTTAAATAAATGCATCATTGGATCAGTATTGCCAAAACGAATAGCACGAAGATAAAATTCTCCTCCAGGACCCCAGTGAACTCCAGGAGTTGCTCCAGAAAGAAGTGATACAGACCCTGAAGGTTTGACTGTAGTTACACGAACTGATTCACGAACACATAGCCACTCAGAATATTTATGATCATAGTGACGAATCTTTTGATACCCCTCATCCATCCACTCACGCAATGCTGGAAGTCCACTGTTGTCAGCAAAAGAAGCAATACCAGTAAGTGATGTTCCAATACGACGGTTTCTTTGCATAATGCCATTTGTTTGTTGCCAATGTGTTGGCATCAGTGTTACAGTTTTTCCATAAAGATATGCAAACTTCAATGTCTTGAGGAAGTCCTCCTTAGACTCATGGCGATTTAAGTGCACTTCTACAAGTGTACAAAGTTCGTATGATTCTAATGGCTGCTCCGCACAAGGATTGAATCCCATGATTCTGGAATCTTTATAGTCTGGTGCATCTTTTAATCTACCGTACTCTCTAGCAACATCTAGCCAGATAAAACCTGGTTCTCCATTGTCTGCAATTAAATCTACATAGTCTTCATATTTTGTTCCAACAGTTGCTGAAATAGAATTGTTTGACATCCAAGCCCATCCTGGTTTTTCTGGATCATAGGAGTTACGGTCTGGAAATACTTCTGGATTTTTAAGATTAATAAAACCTTCATCTTCTGGTATTCCAAGTGCAAGAGTTGCAGAACGACGAACATTTCCAGAAACAACACAAGTACCAATAAGATTTACAATGTCTACAATAGCACGGCTATCCAAGAATTCTCCTGCTCTAGAGCCAATTACATTGCGAATGCGTGTATGTAGTTCAATAAGTGGTGCTGGACCGCTGGCAACCCCTCCAAAGCCCTTAATCGGGGCACCTAGAGGACGGATAAGGTCATAGGTAAACTCTTGAATAGGTTGATTTTGACGAAGAAATGAGTTAATTAAAAGACGAACTGATTCAACCCAACCTTCACGAGTATCAGGAATTTCATAGATAGATGCTGGCTCTGTTGGTGCATAGATTGACATTTTTTTATCTTGTCCAAGGGTATCAAAACCAACTCCAATACCCAGCATTAATGCATCCATGACCCATGCAAATAATGCACCTGGATCATTACGGTCAAGGTCTCTTGTTGAAACCATTGCACAATTTTGAAGGGATGAAGAGTTACGCTTCTCCATAGTCATAGGAGTTCCAAATGCCCACAGCCCACGACCTGGTGGTGTCCACTTTAATTCAAACATTCTTTGGAATGCTTCTTGTGCAGACTTCTGAGCCTTGTTATCATTCCATGGCAAGCGATTGTCTTTAGCATGATTTTTTTGTACTGAATACATACCCTCAATTACACGACGACAAACCTCATGCCAACGTTCTTTTGTTCCGTCTTCTTTCATGCGAGAATATGTACGAATAAATGTAATCTCTCCTAATGAGTTAGATCCAGCATCTGAAAATCCAAACGGGGCTGGAACATTATTATATTTATTTACAAAATCTTCTGATAGACGAAACGAAAAAACTTCTGACATTTATTTACCTTTCTAAGCAAATTTAGATGAGTACTTTGAGTTTTCCAAAGTGGTCTTAAGTATATCATAAATTTACAAAGAAAAAAACTCCGTTTTATGCGGAGTTTTTAACTTATCAACCTTAAGTTTAGGTTGAGTACTTTATTAATTATAAAGTTCTGTTATGATGTTGCAAGATCTCCTACAACAACCCATGTATTTGTTGCTCTCTTAATTAGAGTTGCTGCAGACCACTGTGCTCTCAACTTTAAAGTTGATGCTGAGTTTGCTGTTCCACCTGCAGGAGCAACTACTGTTGTTTGTCCTGCTCCAGTTTGAACAATATGAATTTGTGTTCCTACTGGGAAGGCAACATTTGCTTCTGTTGGAATTGTTAGGTTATTTGCTGTTGCAACGTTCATTTCAACAACCTTTGCCTTATCTGCAAGTACTAGTGTATATGATGCTGTTTGTGCGCTGGTTGCTGCCTCAGAAAGAAGAACGTTACCAGTTCCAATTTCATCTGAAATCATTGAAGCAAAGTTAGCAGATGATGGAGTTGCAAGGAATGTTGCCACTCCTGTACCTAGACCTGATATACCAGACCCTACTGGAAGACCTGTAGCATTTGTAAGAGTACCGCTTGTAGGTGTTCCAAGTGCTCCATTGAATAATACTGGTGCTCCAGCAGATCCTGTATTAATTCCTAGTGCTGTAGCAATACCAGTTCCAAGTGCTGTAATTCCTGTACCACCATTTGCCACTGGAAGAGTTCCAGTTACGCCTGTTGATAATGGAAGTCCAGTTACATTTGTCATAGTACCAGATGCTGGTGTTCCTAGTGCTGGTGTTGTCATTGTTGGGCTAGTAAGAGTTTTGTTAGTTAATGTTTCTGTTCCTGCAAGTGTAGCAAAATCTGCATCAGTAACCGCTGTATTAAATTGTGCGATTGTTCCTGATACTGTATTTGAGCCAAGAGCAATTGTCTTATTTGTAAGGGTTTGTGCTGTAGCGGTTTCTAATGTACCGTTTAGGTATATCGCCTTACCAGAAGCAAGGTTAATATGCTCTGATGAAGTCCAAGCGTCTGTAGCGTCTACCCAGTTAAATGTCTTATCTGTTGCGCCCTTTAATGTGATACCGCCACCATCAGCAGTTGTATCTGATGGAGTAGCAACGTCACCAAGAACAACGTTCTTGTCTTCTACTACAAGGCTAGTTGAGTTAATATTTGTTGTTGTTCCGTTTACAGTTAAGTCACCAGAAATTGTTAGGTTGACTGCCGTAGCGTTTCCAGTTAGTGCTGGTGCTGCAAGTGGAGCATATGTTGTAGCAGCAGTTGAAGAAGCAAGTTTTGCATCTAACTGAGTCTGAATAGCAGAAGTAACTCCATTTAGGTAGCCAATTTCTGTATCATCAACATCTGCAACTCTAAGTTGAACCGTTCCACTTGCATCAGGGAAAGTAATTGTACGGTCATCCGTTGGGTTTGTAACGGTTAAGGTTGTTTCATTTGTGTTGTCTGTTGCACCTTCTACAATAATAGACGCTCCAGGGACCAAAAGATTTTTATTTAAATCAAGTTCTGCAACACCATCTGCTGCTGAAAGATCTCCTACTAAGAGATATGTACCGCTAAGAGATGTTGTAAGATTTTCTACAAGAGCAACTGTTCCAGTTGCATCAGGAAAAGTAATCGTACGGTCATCCGTTGGGTTTGTGACACTTAAAGTTGTTTCAAAATTATCTGCTGAAGAACCCTCAATAACAATTGAAGAATCTGAAAGTGTAAGACCTGAAACTGTTGGGCTTGTAAGTGTCTTATTTGTTAAAGTTTCTGTTCCTGCAAGTGTAGCAAAATCTGCATCTGACATTGCAGTATTGAATTCTGCTTTTGTTCCAGTAAGCGTATTTGAAGTTAAATTAATTGTTTTATTTGTAAGTGTTTCAGTGCCTGCAAGAGAGGCTACGTCAGCATCAGATACTGCAGTATTTAACTGAGCAAGTGTTGATGTAACTGTGTTTGAACCAAGTGAAATTGACTTGTTTGTTAGAGTATCTGTTGAATCTCTAAGAACTACTGTTCCTGTTGCATCTTGAAATGTTATTGTTCTATCGACTGTTGGATCTGTTACAGTTAATGTAGTTTCAAAAGCATCTGCTGTTGCACCTTCAAAAACAATGCCCGTTGTAGCATTAATTGTTGTGCTATTAATAGTAGTAGTTGTACCGCTTACTGTTAAGTTTCCTGAAACTGTAAGGTTTCCGCTACCGTCGGCTAATACTACTGTGCCTGTCGCATCTGGAAGAGTGATAGTACGATCAGCAGTTGGATCTGTTACTGCAAGGGTAGTTTCAAAATTATTTGCTGTTGCGCCTTCAAATGTAATACTTGAACCAAAAGCAGGGTTAACTGTAGAGTCAATATCTGCAAAATAATCAAGTGTTACCCAAGTATTTGTTCCATCACCAATTTTAAATTTATTAGTGTCTGACTCCCAGCCAATTTCACCAGCATTGAGGATTGGACCATTACCACTGTTTGTAGAGATCCACTGCGCTGCAGTACCTCTACGCTGTTGCATTCTTGTTGCCATTTATTTACTCCTCTGTCGGTGTATAGTCATATTATATCAGATTTTAATTATAAACTTCTGTTGATGTACCACCATCATATGTAGCATCAAAAGTATCAGTATTATAAAATCCAGCACTAATAAGATTTCCTGCGTCGTAATAATATCCTGCTCCTACAAAAGTAGTTGCAATTTGACCTGTTCCCCCAATAGCCGTATCGTGAATATGCTCTTGTAAAACCTCTGCATCTGCAAGGGTAGCAAGAGCAATCCACACAGAACTATAATAAACATAAATTCTACTAGTTACGGTATCAAACCATAAATTTCCATTAGATGGAGATACTGGCGCAGATGCTGAAACCGTTACTGCTGATCCAGCGGCTGCTGTATCTACATAAAGTTTTGTTGCTGCGTGTGTATTTTCGGTTGGGGTGGCAACTATGACAGTTGATCCAAAAGTACCGCCTTCGGCTACGTTTAGCCCATGCTTTACTTTAAAGTCTTTATTTACTGTTACTGATCCTGCTGTCATAGTTGACTCCCGTCACCAATTATGCTTCGATGTAGGTCTTGTGAACTTTAACATCAGTTCCTGATGCTGCTCCAGTTACCTGAAGAAGAACATTTCCTGCAGAATAAACTGCATTTGTTGTTCCTAGTTCGCCATTGCTTTGTACATCAGCGTACTCTGTTACATAAACATCGTTAGTTCCATTAACTGCAACAAGCATTTCAATTACTTCAATGTCATTACCCTTTTTCATTTGAATAATGTACTTAGCAGCAGTGTATGTTGTTGCTGAGAATGTATCAATTGTAGTTGCTGATGTTCCAGCAGTTGCTAGAGCAGAACCAACAAGAGCATCTGCAAAAGCAATGCTTGTTGCTGCTGCTGCACCAAGTGTTGGTGTAACAAATGTTGGGCTATTAGTAAATGCTACTGTTGAAGAACCTGACTCATCAGTTAATGCTGATGCAAGGTTTGCAGAAGATGGTGTAGCAAGGAATGTTGCTACGCCAGTTCCAAGTCCTGAAATACCAGTTGACACTGGAAGACCAGTTACATTTGTCATAACACCTGATGCTGGAGTTCCAAGAGCAGGAGTTGTTAATGTTGGTGATGTCAGTGTCTTATTTGTAAGAGTCTGAGTTCCATCATTTGTTGTTACAGTTGCATCAATATCAAGAGTATTTCCAGTCTTGTCTAATCCTGTACCCGCAATAATTTGTCCAAGACCAGTAAACTGTGTGAAGACAAGTGCTGTAGTACCAACTGTAACTGTTCCATTATTTGTTAATGTAAATCCTGAGTCAGCGTTTACTGTTCCTTGCTCTA